CATGAATCGTCTGTACGTGGACGTGAACTGGTATGCGACGTTCCTGCCGGGGCAGCACATTGTCATCGAAGGCTACCGCACTATCGACCCTGACGGCTTCACCGACGTGTGGAGTGACCGCTGGTTGCAGCGGTATGCAACGTCGCTCATCAAGCGGCAGTGGGGGATGAACCTCTCCAAGTACAACGGCATCTCGCTTCCCGGTGGTGTGCAGTTGGACGGACGCACGATGTTGGGTGAAGCGAATCAAGAAATCGTCACACTCGAAGATCAGGTGCGCAACGAGTTCCAAGAACCGCCAATGTTCATTGTGGGGTAAGTCATGCTGTCGTTCAAAGCCTTTCTCCGTGAAACCGCAGACGACACCGCACAGTCTGATGCACCGTTGCCGTGGTGGCATGTGCATGAGGATGCGACGTTCAAGCTCCGTCGCATTTCTCCCGTGGTGACATCGGATTCCACGATTCCACAAGCGAAAGGTCAGCGTGGATTGTTCGTCTCACAACAGCCGTGGTTGTGGGAAAACTATGGTGGCCACCGCGAATACTGCACCGAAATCAAAATGCCCGACACGTTTCGTGAAGGCGTCGATTACTACGACGGACAAGCTGAACGGTTCGTCATGAACACCAGCAAGTTAGAGATGGGCGAGACCCATCGCATTGCCGATGTACAGGGACAGTAATGCCAGTTAACCCCTACTTCAACCATACGCGTGTCGTAAGCGAACAGGATCTTGTTCAAGACCTGATCGACGAGTCGATTGCGATGTACGGGCACAGCGTCTATTATGTGCCACGCAACGACAACAACATCGACGCGTTCTTGGGGGAAGACCCACTCGCGAACTTCAGCGAAGCGTTTGAAATTGAAATGTACGTCAAGTCGTTTGACGCGTTTCAGGGGCAGTCCGAGTTTGTTGGCAAGTTTGGGTTGCACATCGAAGACCAGATGTATCTTACGGTGTCCGAGCGTCGGTTTCGTAATGCGGTGTTGAATCAAAGCAGCATCAGTATGAAACGGCCGCGCGAGAACGACTTGATTTACATTCAACTGTCCGATAGCAATAAGTACTTGTTCAATATCCGCTTCGTGGAAAACAAGGAAGTCCTGTTTCAGTTGGGCAAGCTCTACACCTACGAACTGCGGTGTGAAATGTTCAACTTCAACAACGAACGCATCACGACAGGTGTCGAAGATATCAACTACACCGCCAGTCGGTTTGCGTATACCATCAATCTCAACATGCAGCCGGGTGGCACGGGCACCTATCGCGAAACGGAAAGCGTCTATCAAGGTGCGAATCTCGAATCGGCCACCGCCACGGGTGTGGTGTGGGATTGGGATGCGAATACACGGCTTCTTCAGGTACAAAGCATCACAGGCACCTTCAACGGCAATACGGCTGTCGTGGGTGACACCTCGGGTGCGACATGGACCGTGGTTGCCGAGACGCCGAACACCGCACCAACCGTGACGGACCCGATTACGGACAACGAGTTCTTGCAAGGCAATCCGCTGAATGTCGTGGTGACACGAGGCACACGGCCGAACCCTGACTAATGCATACGCACTTTAAGCACCTCCACATGCGCCGGTATCTACTGGCGTTTGGTTCACTCTTTGACGACATCACCATCACGCGTGAGAACGAGGATGGCAAGGAAGAGTTTCGTCAACAGGTGCCGTTGGAGTATGGCCCGAAGGAACGCTGGCTGACACACTTGGTGCAAGACCCTGACTATACAAAGGGTGTTGGACAAGTCGTGCCGCGTATGTCGTTTGAGATCACGAATCTCAGCTATGACCCCTCGCGCAAGCTGAACACGCTTGACAAGCTGAAGTTCAACAGCAACCAAGCGCACAGCCTCGCAAAGCTCTATGTGGGAGTGCCGTATACGCTCACGCTCCAGTTGTCCATTCTAGTGAAGCTCCAGCAGGACGGAATGCAGATCGTGGAGCAGATTCTCCCGTTCTTCACACCCGACTATACGATTGCGTTGCGGCCGCTGGGCAATTATCCTGCCTTGATCGATTAA